GCGCAACAGCACAAGGAGCAGTCCAAGGCATTCCGCGCCTTACTGTCCGCTTTACGGGACATCGCGTGCGACCCCTCGACCCTGACAACTTCGCCGGAAGTTGCAAGGATCTGCTCGACGGCCTCCGCGAACTCTTCCCCAACGCAGGGCCTGCTTTCATCACCCTTAACTCTGGTGGTAAACTACCGGACGCCAAGCCTCAACGTCACAAAACGCCAGCATTGGGCGCAACAGCACAAGGAGCAGTCCAAGGCATTCCGCGCCTTACTGTCCGCTTTACGGGACATCGCGTGCGACCCCTCGACCCTGACAACTTCGCCGGAAGTTGCAAGGATCTGCTCGACGGCCTCCGACACGCTGGGCTCATACCTGGAGATGAGCCATGGCGCATCAAGCTCGAAACGGAGCAAGTCAAAGAATCGCACTTCAAAGACGAAAAGACGATCATCGAAATAATCCCATGAACCTATTCGCCATCCCCGAATCCTCCCCGAATCCTCCCCGCCTCCGCTTGAGGCCGCACGTCGCAGTCTTGAAACGGCGCAGATCGCGTTTGAGGCCGACGACAATGTACAAACCGCAACCGAGTTCCTTGAGGCTCGCTCGGCACTCCTGAAACTGGAATCTAACTCACCGACATGAACAAAGAACAGCAAATCGCACAGTTACGCCTCGCCGCTGAAATCCTCGAATCGGGGGCAGAGTGGGAGTTTGAAACAACATTGGAACCTCGTTCGCCACGATGGACCACTCCTACTGACCTAGCTACTCCAGTTGCTTGCATAGGTTTTGGTTTCGCAATCCGCATCAAGCCATGGACCCTTGGCAGGTCCGTCAACGGGTTTACTTTGGCTGACGGCCAGGAGTGGCACCGAACCGACTGGAAGCGCGAGTGGTTGCCGGTGGGCACGAGGCCCACAATCCTCGGGGAGACAAGTGGTGAAATGGAGTCCTTGTATCCTCCCGACAACGACTACAACAAATGGGTTAGAGCGTTGTGGCATACTTCCCCTGGAGTCACCGCCACCATTAACCATCATCGCACAAACCTACCCGTTCCCGTCGTCAAGCCATCCCCGCGCCTAGTCCCTCTGGGGGCTGGGGATGTGCCGCCGGGGAGTGTTTACAAGCGTGATACAGACGAGGATGGGGAATGGTACGCATTTCTGGATGTGGGCAAAATGGGGGCAGTTATCTCGAATGGTGGAACGAAGCATTCCATAAACCCCGTCACCCTTGCCAATGCCATGAGCCGAGCCACCAGCCTCCGATCACGCCGCGAGCGCAACCTTGCCGCCGGATGGTGCCGCGACCACACCGGAGCACCGCGCGCCAGTTCGTCCAAGTGCCAGCGCTGCCTGGACAACGACAGAGCCCGGTACGAAGCGAAGTACATCCCGAAGATTGGCCGGCGCGATGACGTGAAAGCCATGTGGGAGTCGCTGGACTTGTCGAAGCGCCCCGAGGTGATCGCCGTGGAGATTGGCCGCACCGTGAAGCGGGTTGCTGCCAGGCTCAAGCAACTCAAGGAAGGGCGGGCGGCATGAGAACGCCCACACCGAAAGAAGAAGCCCGAGCGAAGGGATGCACCGCCACGAGCTACATGGACAACCTCAGCTACTGCGGGCAATCCACAGAGGCTCAACTGCGCATCAAATGCACCGCCGACCGTCAATCGTACTGCGATGTGTGCAAGCTCTGCCGCTGGCCCGAGGAACAGCGCACATGCCCGCAATTCGTGCTGTCCGTTGAGCTGGAAGAATTCTGCGCGGCAGAAGAGGCCAAATCCCGAAGGCCTATTTAATTCCCCTTGCCGCCGCGCGCCGGATGGGTACAATCATCAAATGCGAACTGACTCCGGGCCTGGAGTTATTCCGCCAGAGTCAGAAAGCATTCCCGCCCTCTCCAGATCAGGCCCGATTTGGAGGGGGCTTTTTATTGATCATGAAAAACGAAATACGCAACGAATCCGAATCCCTCCCGGCCTACGCTGGATTTTACCCTGTCATCGCGCCGCTGATCATGTGCAACGGTGTCGGGGACGGCAAAACGACCGCCTGCGTGATGGCTCAGGCTGCGACAATCGATGCCCTCCGCAAGGGTAAGTGCCTGGAGAAACCCACTGATGAAATGGAATGCGCTTGTCGTGTTCTGCGCCGTGTGGCGATCCGGCTGAATGACGGCAATTGGTGGGAGTCGGACATTAAGCGCACAGAAATGCTTCGCCCCCTCATCCCCTTGCTTCTTGACTCGCGAGGAGATGCGGCATTGACTCTTCGCCGCGTTTATTTTATGGCTGACAAGGCCGTGCGAGAACTCACTCCAATGCGCCTGGAATGGCGTGCTCAAAACACCAAAATCAAGAAGGTGAATGAGTTGTGTTTGGCAGGCGCGGCAACGATCCAGGCACTAGCCCCTATCACCGATAAGGCGAGTGCTCTAGAAGCACGCGAAGCGTGTAAAAAATTGCGGGCCGATGCCTCTGCCGATGCCTATGCCTCTGCCTATGCCGATGCCTATGCCGATGCCTCTGCCGATGCCTATGCCTCTGCCTCTGCCTCTGCCTATGCCTCTGCCTCTGCCTCTGCCTCTGCCTCTGCCTCTGCCTCTGCCGATGCCGATGCCTATGCCTATGCCTCTGCCTATGCCGATGCCTATGCCTCTGCCTATGCCGATGCCTATGCCGATGCCTCTGCCTATGCCTATGCCGATGCCTCTGCCTATGCCGTCAAGGCTCAGCGCATCAAATATCGTGATTCCCTGCTAAACACATTCCGCGAGTGCGCGGCCCTCAAATGAGCAAACCTAAAGACGCCCCGGCCTTCGATTTGACCGGGAGGAAACCGATTTAGCTTGCCACGACGCAACTTTTCGGTAGAATCAACTGACATATCAAGCCGGATGCACCCCGACTATGAAACCTGCCTCCCATCAATCCCTCAGTTCTGTTCGTGCCTCGCTCCAAAAAGCGGGGGGTGCAGCGGGCAGAACTGAGGGTTTTTCGCGTCTGTGATCGTCACCGAACACGTGTTCCCTCCCATCCCGTTCCGTGGAAACGACTGGATGGCCTACGATGACAACAATCCCGAAGGATCAACCAAGGGATGGGGCCGCACCGAGGCGGAAGCTATCGAGGATTTCAATCAGCAGGTGGAGGACGAGGAAAGCTGATGCATTACTACCCGCACCACATCGGCGATTACAGCCTTGCCACACTCCATCTGGAACCGCTGGAAGACCTCGCTTACCGCCGTCTGCTTGATCACTACTACTCGACAGAAGCGCCTATCCCACTGGAAACCCAGCGGGTTGCCAGTCGGTTACGACTGGGTTGCGAGGTGGTTGAAAAGGTGCTTTCGGAGTTCTTTACTCGCGAGCAAAACGGATGGCATCAGAAGCGATGTGACGCAGAAATTGCCGAATATGCCGCCATGGCAGAGCGCAATAAGCGCAACGGGAAACAAGGTGGCAGGCCGAAGAAAACCCAGCGGGTTGCGACTGGGAACCCACTGGAAACCCAGCGGCAACCCACTGGAAAGCCAACCAGAACCAAGAACCAGAACCAAAACCAAGAGGGGGAGAGCGCTTCGCTTTCGCTCGAAGATGAGGTTGTGAAGGAGTGGAACAACTTCGAAGCCCTTCCAAAGTGCCTTGTGCTCAACGCCGCGCGCCGGGCCATCCTGACCGCACGGCTAAAAGAGGATTTTTTCGCCAACAACGCAGCCGAAGGAATGGAGAAGATTGCCGCCTCTGATTTCTGCCAAGGCAAGAACGACCGGGGATGGAAGGCCGGGTTTGACTGGTTCATCGCACCTAAAACCCTCCCGAAGGTCATGGAAGGCCAGTATGACAACAAAACAGGGGCGAATGGCCGCCGAGTCGAAAAATCCCAGTGGCCCATCAACCTCGGATGACTCCCAAACCTCCCACCATCCCGGACCTCATTGCCCGGGTGAACTCCAGCCTGCCGGAAGACTTCCGGGCAGAGGAAGCGCTTTTGGCCGTTGCGCTCGCCTCCCTGGACTTTGCCGACCGCCGCGCCAAGGAAAAGGTCATGGCGCTGCCGGCTGAACTATTCTGGACGCCGTTTCACCGGGAGGCCTACGAGGTGGCGCAGCGGGTGTTCGGTTCAACCGGGGCCGTGGAATGGCAGTCCGTGACCCGGTTGATGCCGGATCACTCAGCATCCCTGGCTGTGCTCGCTGTAGCCTACACTGACCCGGGCATGATCGGCTTCTACTCCGACAGCCTGCGACTCTGCCACGCCAAGCGGCAGATTTACACCGCGGGCCTCACAACCGCCGTGAACGCGCTCAACCTCGCTCCCGAGGCTCCAGACGCAGCCAGTCTGATCGGAAGCGGCGTGGAGGCCCTGGTGAGCATCCACAGCGGCACCGCGCGGGAAGCCGTGACACTGCGAAGCGCCTTCATGGAATTGATCGACGTGTTTGGACAGCCGAAGTCGCTCGGCATTCAGACCCAGTTCCCGCAGATCAACGCCGTGACGCCGGGAATCAAGCGGCAGAAGTACTGGCTGATTTCAGGTGGCCCGAGCGATGGCAAAAGCGCCTTTGTCCAAAACCTGTCATCATGCCTGATCGAGCACAAGCAGATCCACACGTACTACAGCGCCGAACTGCCCACCGAAGAACTCACTCAGCGCTACATGGCGATCAACTGCGGCGTGTCGCTCAACGTGTGGGAGAAGCTGCACCACGAAATCACGCCCGAGGAACAAATGGGAATGCAGAAGGCCGCGCGATGGGATGGCCTGGACCTGCTCCACATCGTTGATGCCGTGGGATGGACGCCGGATCAAGTAGTAGCGGACATGGCCGAGAGGGCAGCGGCTGGACACGTCGCGGCCATCATCGACTATCTGACGCTCTTGGAGCTGGACTACCTCGCCCCAAAGAACCGGGAGCAGCAGGTGGCGCGCGCCTCGCAGAAGTTCCAACGGGCATTCAAAAAGCTGAACGTGACCGGCTTCGTTCTCTCCCAACTCAATGACGACGGGCAGGTGAGAGAATCACGCGCGCCGCACCAGGACTGTGACGTTCACATGAGGCTTGAAAAGGTCATCGGCGACGATGGCGAAACAGAGGTGAAGCATCAGCGCCGGTTGCGCGTGATGAAGTCCCGTCAAGGCAAGCGTGGGGACTCCTTCATGTTTCACTTTGCCGGCGAGTTCCAGAAGTTCAGCCCAATGGACTGGAGGCCAGAAGACAACCAGCCGAAGCAAACAACCAAACCAAGGAGAGCATTCAAAAGATGAGAACCGGACCCACAACCCTGGCCGCGATGATTCCCGTCGTGCTCGTCGAACTTGCCCGCAAGTGTTCGCCTCCCGTGAAGCCCCTTTCCAACCCCTGCCCGAAGATCAACCACAACCAAACAGCACCACGATGAACGAGAACACCAACGAATGGACCCCAGCAAGCATCCCGCCGCCGGAGGGCGTGGAGGTTCGGCTCCAGGATGACGCTGGCATTGAGCGTGATGGAAAGCGCGATCAATGGCAGTGGATGTCACTGGAGGGCCAATATCTTAATCCGCCCACATGGAAATTCACCCACTGGCGGCACAAGGCAGAGGATAAGCCTGCCCAAACCGACCTACCGGGATTGCCACCTGAGGACGATAAATGTGTGGTGTGCCATGATCGCATCGGTATTGTATCCACGAACATTGGCAAGATGTGCTTTGATTGCCACGATGCGGCCAGAGCACAAAACCGACAGCCCGCCCCGCCTCCCGACGCCTCGAAGGTCACGCCGGAAGAAGAGTTCAGGGCCATGATCGAGAACTGGGACCCGTTAACATCAGACGAGCGAAAGTCGATCAACGATTATTTCTGGTCACACTTTCCGCCACCACCCGCCGCCCACCTCCCCACCGTCAGCGCGGTCACGGATGAGGCGGTAGTTGATGACGAAATTGTTGACGCATGGCGGAACAGCCTCACGACAAAGGAAGCAGTGAACAAACTGAGGCATATCTTCGCTCGCGACACCGAAGCCGCGAGGTGGAAGGAAGCGTTCGGAAACCTGACAACCGAATACGGTGAAGCCATGGCCGAACTCGCCGCGCTGAAACTGGAGGCCGATCAAACCCAGGACCGGCACGCGATGGCCAGGCCGTTGAATCTTGGTCCATGTCGGCAGCACCCCCGCACCGATACCCTATTGGAGAGGCCGCACGACAGCCCTCAAACGCTCATGGAAAAACTCATAGTGCTGTGTGAGACTCTGGAGCATGAGGCTGGTGACGCCTACCTCGCAACGGTGGAGATGCCGAGCGATGATGAGATTTTGTACGCACGCAATCACGCGGAGACAGCGGATGAACTGCGCGCCATTTTCTCCTCAGCCATCGCGAGGCTGAAAGGAAAGGCGGAACAACAAAAAGAGCAGACCGAATACGCAAATACAGGATGGAGGGAAGCACAGGCCGAAGCCGCCACGTGGAAGGAGGAGGCACTTGATAATGGTAAAGCTGCCGTCCGGCTGGACATCGAACTCACCGCCGCCCGAGCGCAAATCGGAAACCTGACAACCGAATACGGTGAAGCCATGGCCGAACTCGCCGCGCTCAAGTCCGCGCCGAAGGACTGGCCGACGGTGAATCAGGCGTGTGAGATATTTCGGGTTGGATCACACCTCCAATTCGGGATAGGCACTGAGGACCGCTACGGCGTAGAGGCGCTTTTGAGACGACTCACCACCAGCCACAACGCAGCGATGGCTGAGAAGGACGCGGAAATAGCCCGAATCACTACCGGTTATGCGGATGCTTGTGAGGGGATCATGTGGAAAGACCAAAAGCTCACCGAGGCCGGGAAGCTCATCGCGGAGGCTGGTGGCGCATTGAGTCACGCATTGCTGATCAAGCACGATTCTCACTGCCAGTACTGCTACGATGCTGACTCCGTAAGGTACAAGCTCCAGGCGTGGGAGGGACGGAAATGAAGGCTGAAATTGTCGATCCTTGGAAAATTGTCATGATGGATGTCATCCCCGGCATGACGCCATACATGCGCGGCCAACTCCTGCGCAGGATAAGGGAGCGCGGGGAAATCGCGCAGAAAAGGATTTATGATGCGGAGTGTGAACACGCCTTCATTGAGCGCGAGATTCAGAAACTCCAAATCCAGATTGAGGAGGCCGCGAAATGACAACCCGCGAGAAAGTGCGCAAGCTCTACATTGGCGGGAGGCTATCTGTAGTAGGTCAGCACCGCCGCGTTGATGACCTCCGACACGCTCCCCGGCCGGCCGTTGATCACCTCCCACGTAGCAGGAGGCAGGCGCACACTGCGAGTCACCATCGCGATGCCGTGCTTGGGCTTTGGGCCGCTGTTGGGACGTGCGCCCCCTCGTTTGGATTTCTTCATAGGGTTAGGCGGTGTAGAGGTTCGTGCGATGTTCCAGGGCATCGCTGACAGCTTCAAGCGCCTTGTCGAACTCGTCGCTCACAATGCCGTAGTCACTCATGAGTTCGGACGGCGAGTTGCCAAGCACAATGTAAACCCACGCCCGCTTTTCGTTAGCACGGGCATGAAAGCGGATGTGCGCCTCGTCGCAGGATAGCGCCTCGGAAAGCACGGCAGCACGGTCAAGAGTGACCTCGTAGCCGTCGCCGTTGTTCACATGGGAGGGAATGTAGCCAATGGAGGCCAGCGCGTCCAGGTATGCCGCGAGCTGATCTTGATAGGACATGGGGCCGAAGCCTTCAGGACAGGGTGCGATAGTGAGTTTCATATTTTTGTTTGGTTCGTTGTTTGGTGCTCCCTGTCACGGAGCGCCGTGGGTGGTTGAGTTTGGGTTAGCGTTATTTCAGGCTGTCGATATACGCCTCGAAATCGGCGAGGTCGAACTCGTTGCCGGTCCAGGTTTGAGGATCGTTTTTGCAACCCTCCTGCCAGATGGCAAACTCTGCGGCTGGATCGCTGTCGGCGTTGATGATGCCGCTGGTGTCGTAATGCTCGGGGATCGTGTATTCGGTGGCGTTCATATTTTTGGGTGGTTGAGTTTGGGTACGCCTCATTATCCACGCTCTCGAACGAATAGCAAGTACTAATTCAATATTATTTGCGGATTGTGCTGGGATCAAGGCGGCAGTAGGCGAGGAGGCTTATTTGACGAGTTAATTTAAGCGGGAAATGTGTGTATTACACAGGATGAAAGCACCGAAGCACAGCCTCCAGGCCATCGTTGACCAGGCTGGCGGCATCCCGTGGCGACTCCCAAAACAGAAAAGGCGTTGACAGGCCGCCAAACGCCCCCACAATGGCGTCGATTCATCAAGGTTTTGCCCGTGACGCGGAGCGATCCGACCACTGCAAATCTTGCACCTAGGCCCGGCTCTGCGTCACAGTTCCGGGCCTTTGTGCGTTCAGGGCCGCCCTCGGCCTTGAAATTCGGAGTGGCCGTAGACGGGAAACCGAGCGGTCGCGAACTCCGAGGCAAGGGCAGCATGTCAGCGTCAACGGATTACCGACCAGGGCTGTGATCGACTGAGCATGTGGGCAGACCAGTCGTCTGTCAGACCGGGCGCACCTCACCACAAGGCGACCCATCCAAAATCCCCCATGGGCAGCGCAAGCTCCCAACGGGGGAAAGGGGGACCGAAGAACAACGCGACAGCGACTCGGGTTGAGGTTTGCCGAAACGCCCGCTCATCGCCACCCACGGCTCAACCACGCACTGGATGCAATCCCACCCCGATTCCGAGGCTTTCCTTGACAGACAACGGCATTGTGTGACAATGCATCGGTAAACCTCCCTGTAGATATGGCCAAACTCCCGAATTGGAAACATGAGCTCTTTTGTCTCAACATTGCGACAGGGCTAAACCACTCCAACGCCTACCGCCTGGCGTTCCACAGCGATGCCCAGCCCTCCACCATCTGGAATCAGGCCTGCGAGCTCTACGGCAAGGTCGGTCACAGGGTGCAGGAGCTACGCGCCGAGCTCTCCGCAGCCAGCACCGACAAACACTGGATCGCTAGCAAGGAGGAACTGATGTCCTACCTCACCCGAGCCGTCCGTACACCCATCTCAGCCATCGACGAGCACTCTGATTTGTGCCAGGAGGTGAAAACTACCACCAGCCCCGAAGGAGCGACCACAAAGCAGATAAAGGCCGTCAACAAGATGGGAGCAGTCTCCCAACTCGCCACCATTGCTCAATACGTCCAAGCTCCCGGCAGCACCCAAATCTCCCTCACCCAAAACAACCTCACCCTCAACACGCCCAACCTCGACACCGCACTGGATGACCTGCTCAACTGCGGCACCGTCGTTGATGTCGATCCCGTCACTCTCGCCGAGACTGCTCACGAAATGGTCATGGAGAGGTTGCCAATGGTAGATTCGGCCAATGTACTGTCACCCAATGTACAGAAGGACAGTATGGATTACGGGGATGGAATGGGTCCTCGCGCCGCAGAGAAATCCCTGGCCACAGATTCGCCCGCCGCCCAGCAGTCTGGCCCAGTGATCGACCTGGACCCCGTCGCCCAACTAGCAGGTTTGCCCATAACTACAGACAAGAACAGTTGTACCAAATCCAAGCGCCGAGCCACAAGCAAACGCCATGAGTAACACGCATTCCATAGCTAGTGGTAACGATGCTGCCGAACCTCTCAAGCGTGAGTCTGGCGATTATGGGTCAGGACCTAGCGCGGACCATGGCTCCAGACCCTCCGAAGGGGGTGGAGGGGGTGCCTCGCCCGCGTTGGCGACGAAAGCGCGTTTGCATTCATGGCCGACCTTTAACCCTTTTTCAAAAGTTCAGTGATGCCCTTCTTCCTGAAAGCCGATTCTCCAAATATTTTCAACTCCATCCTGAAACCCCATGAGTGAACCCCCGCCCGTCCGACCCGTGCTGCTTGTAAACCAACTGGTAGAAGTGAGGGTTGTGTTCTACAACGCCAATGATGAAAGCATTTGGGTGAAGCCTGGTTTCATTGGGTGGACTGCGGCATGTCAGATGGAGTACGTAGTAGCCCACCATGAACCGTTCTGGATTGTGGCGGTCAAGTTCTGGCGAGTCATCAACAAGCCGGAAAACGTGCCTCTGCTGGAAATGCCGCCGCCGATGCCAGCGTCGTTTACGTACCAATGGGCGAAAGCGGATGGCTCAACCGAGCAGAAGGAGAAAGAACTTCTTCGATTGAACCTTGAGCGGCTTGCGGCGCGGTGGGGATACTGCCGCGTACTTCGGCCTGGCAACGGCGACCCATATTTGCGGGGCTTGTATGATAACGGGATGAAGGCTTGCCTGGAGTTGCGGCGTGTTCTGGCTGGCGAGAGTCCGCCTAAGCCTGGCGAAGAGTGGGAGGTGAAGGAGTGAAGCGTCTTTTGATCACTGCCCGCGAGCTTGCGGAGTGCTGCGGCAAGCTGCCGAAACTGTCCGGTCTGCGCTATCCAGCAATAGGCCGGCAACAAGTTCTTATTCGCCGTGCGCCGCGCCAGATTTGCAGCGATGATCTTGGCGATGCTACCGGTAGCATCGGGGAATCGATTCTGGATTTCTATCCAGAATTCGAGGCGCGGAGCGAACCCTTCTGGGAACTGAATACGCCTGTGTGGATTGTGAGTGACCGCGATATGTGGGGGCACCGCAGGGCTGGCGACAATTATTTCGAGCCTGCTGGTGGGAGGTTCTGGCCATGACCTGGAAGCAAGGGCGCGAGCGGTGAGCATGAATTGAATATGACGGCCTTCTCCCATGCTGATATTGCCAAGTCGCTGAAACACGCGGGATTCACCCGTGCGATTGACGACCCGAAGCAGCCGCATCCGAGGCTGTTGAGCGTATTCAACGCACTGGAGGCACGTAGGCCGGGATTCCATGACGAGCTTCTTGCCAGCGGTGAGCGTGAGAAACTGAAGGCGTTGCTGAAGGTCTATCAGGACCGGCACATGGAGATTGTGAATGAGGAGCGCGACCCGTTGCGCTTTGGGTGGCGCGTTCCTGCCGGGAAGGTGGTTGATGCGGAGTTGGCGCGGATTCGGGAGGTGGCGAACACTGTCGCGGTCATTCTGGCGCTGGGCGGGAACCGGGCGGCGAAGTCGCATGATGCGGCGCGGCGGATTATCCGGCTGATGGTGGACAAGCCTGGGGCAAGAATTGCCGTTCTGTGTCCGTCACAAGGGCAGGCGCGAGAGGTGGCGATGCGGTATCTGTGGGCGCACTTCCCGTATGAATGGAAGGCAGAGCAGACCGGGAAGCAGAAGCACGGTGCGCAGGGCAGCTACAGCTACAGCCTGAAGACCGGCTTCACCGAGGAGGCCTTCACGTTCCAGAACGGGTCGAGTCTGATCTTCAAATACTACGTGGACGGCAACGTCAAAAACTGGGAAGGCGGCGAGTACGATGCCGTGTGGGCGGATGAAGAGGTTACGCAGGATTGGGTCGATGCCGCGATGATCCGACTTGGCACCCGGCGCGGCTGGCTGCTGTTGACCTTCACGCCGATTAGCGGTATGTCGCCGGTTGTCGATGGCATCCAGTCTGAGTGCTCAGTGGTTGAGCGGAGGGACGGCAGGAGTGATCTTTTACAGGACAGGAAGCTTGCCGGACTGCCAGTTCTGGAGCGATCGGCCAGCAAGTCCATCGTGTACTTCTGGCCCAAGGATAACCCGTATGGCGGCTATCAGGCGCTGGAGAACCTCGCGATTTCAGAGAAATGGCCGGCGTCATTGATCATGTGCAGGTTGTTCGGCATCGCGCACCGCATCAAGAGCGCGGCCTTCCCGACGTTCTCCTATGATGTCCACGGGTGGGAGCCGACGCCGAAGTTCTTGGAGGCGTTGCATCAGGACTGCCGCAATGATCAAAAGCCGACGTGGGTACAAGTGATTGACCCATGCAAGGGGCGTCCGTTCGCTATGACGTGGTGGCTTGTTCTGCCAGGAATGGGGAACAGTAAACCATTGGCGCGATGCGTTAGGGAATGGCCGCAACAGGGCGACTATATACCGAATTGGGGCGACCCCGGCGAGTGGGCACTGCCAAGTAAGGATGGCAGGCTGAAGGATGGCATGCGCGGACCCGCACAAGAACCCCAAGGGCATACCATTGAGTTCATGCATGATGAGATGGACCGAGTGGAGCACGAACTTGCGGTGGAATTTGAGGGCAACACGGAACCATGCGCACAAATCGAAATCTACCAAAAGATTATGGATTGCAGGGGCGGAAGTGATACCCAGATGGGCGCGGTGGTAAGCCAAGACCTTATCGACGCCTTCAAAAATGACCGCTCCAACGGCAAGCCGGGTAGGTGGTTTGAGGATTCTTCAGGTAAAAACCTCAATCCCAGCAGTCACCGCAGCAGCGACGGCATCCATTTGATCAATGACTGGCTGGGATATAACCATTCGGCCCCTGTAGATCCACTGAATGAACCGCGCATGAAATTTCACAAGCGCTGCAAAAACATCATGTGGGCGATGAAGCACTTCACGGGCGCGGATGGCCCCGAGGCAGCGTGTAAAGACTGGATCGACAACGCCCATTATTTTGTGCGAGCAGACCCGTATCCAGCGGATGGTGCCGACTGGATCATCGACACTGGCAGGCGCTGCGTTTGAAATTTATGAACATCACCCTCCCACCTCCCGCAAAGGGCAAAAAAGACACGCGAGAAAACATCAAATGGGCCGACGTACGCGCCATCGGCAAGAAAGCAGGGTTCTCCGTGTACCAGCTTATCATACTGGTGCGCGACGAGCCGACGGCGAAGAAAATCTTGCCTAAACCGCTCCGCCCCCTATATGTGCGAGTCAGAGTTTTGGCAATCTTGGGGATTACCGAGTAAAACTTATGGCTAGAACATCCTCCCGCGAAAAGCTCCAGCTTCACCGCGTCCCGAGTTCATCGACACCCTCCGTCAAGGCGGCGATCACCGAGCTTCAAACCAATCTGAGCGATATTTCGTATTGGATTGGCAATGCCCAGCGCGACGAACGGACGCTTTTGGCGGAATGGGACGGCCAGCATATCAGCGGACGTAAACTGGACTCTGCTTACGGGCACAAGGTCAGTCCGTGGGACGGCAGCGCCGACACGGTTGTTCGTCTGGCTGATTCCGCCAGTGACGAACTGATCATGATCATGATCAGTTCGTTCATGACCGCAAACCCGTCCGCGATTCAGCAGAACGTGGCAGACGGCAAGGTCCATAACGCCGGGAAGGTGGGAACGCTGCTCAAGTACGAGATCAGGCAGCGGATGCGGGATGAATTGTGGCGTGAAATGAACTTTTTTGCGAATTGGGGCGTCGATTATGGGCGCTCGGTGATGCAAGTGGGATGGAAGCGCGAGTACATTACCGGCAAGGGCACCATTTCAGTCGAGGAACTGGCCGAATGGGTAAGCTCACTGCAAACCCAGGGCCAAGGGCAGGACTCGGAAACGCAGTCGCCAATGATCATCGAGCAGGCGACCCAGGAAATCCAGATGTTGATTGCCGACCCTGCGATGATGGTGGAACTGGTGAAGCTCATGCAGATGAAGTACCCGCTTCTCTCGCCAAAACGTGCCTCCAAGGTGGCGCGTGACTTGGCAAAGCAGAACGGCGGCGAAGTGACATTCAGGCTCCCGATTGAGAAGCCCGGCAGGCCGATGGTGAAAGCCTACTGCCCTGGAATCAGCTTCTTCTCTCCCTGGCGCAGCGATGAAGTCGGCAACGCCCCGTGGAAATGCGTTGTGGAGCAGCTTACCGAGCCGCAAGTATGGGCGAAGATCAACACGGATGGATGGGATGAGGATTTTTGCGAAAAGCTGATTTCACAGGGGCCAAAGAAGGTTGTTGATCAGGCATCAACGGACCCTCTCGGAACCCCTTTCTCTGTCGGCAGGCCATTGTTTTTCAATACTCCAAACGATGCCAGCAACCGGCGCAACATGGAAATGCATGGCTACTATGAAGTGGTGCATATGTGGATTGAGACGGTCGATGAAGACCATTTCCCGGCCTTGTTCGAGGTGATCTTTCACCCGGCGATGGGCGACAAGAAGGGCGAACCGCTTTGCGCCATCAACCGCATCGTCGATGACTTCGCAGAGGGCGGGCAGTTTGTGGAGTTTCGGCGCGAATACAAGTCCCGTAGCCCGTGGGACAGCCGGGGCGTGCCCCGCCTTGTGAGCCTGAGCCAGATGGAGCGCAAATGGATGCGTGATGGCAGGCTGAACCGTGCTGACATGGCCACGAATCCGCCCATCCGCACCAGTCGCAAGAATGCGTACGGCAAGCCTGAGCGCCTTGGCATGGCTCCAGGGCGCGTGATGCAGGAGGAGCGCGGGCAGGAAAGCAGTTTCGTGCCGCCGCCACAGTTCGATGAGGGCAGCGTTGAAGAGGAAGCAATGATCATGGCCGATGTGGCGAACCTGCTCGGATTGTTCAACAAGGATGTGCTGCCGGCCAAAACCGCCATGCACCAGCAGTATCTGATTTGGAACTGGCTTTCAAGCTGCCGCGCCATCGCGGTCAAGATCATCGAGTTTGATCAGCAGTACATGGACCCGATCAACGTCTCGAACGTCATCGGCAACGGCCCGATGCCGTTCACCGCTGACCGAGACAGCATCGCGGGGCAGTTCGATGTGCAGTTTGAGTTCGATGTTCGCATGGGCGACCCCGAATACATCAAGAGCATTTGGGAGGTTGTCACCCAGGCCATCCAGAACGACCGCCAAGGCGAGTTGAACACCTCCGTTTTGAACCGCTGGCTGATTCAGTCCGTGAGTCCGACCCTGGCAGACATCGCTTGCGGCGATCCGCAGCAGAACGCGCAGAAAGAGGCGGATGACGAACGCGCAGCCATTGGCGCGGCATGCCTTGGTCTTATCCAGACTCCGAAACCGGGCGGGAATGCCCAGTTGCGACTGGATACGCTGCACCAAGAGGCGAACACAAATCCCATTGTTCAGCAGGCCGTGCAGACCAACCCGCGCACCCAGGAAATCCTTGAGGCCCGTGAAAAAGTCTGGATGCTAGCGCTACAGCAGCAGCAGAACGCCGGGATTGGCGCTACTGGCTGGAAACCGCCTGAATTCGCCAACGAAGGACCGCAAGCAAGCCCTGGAACCGATCAACCCGCACCTGTGCCGCAGCCATGAGAAGGAAAAAACAAAACGTTACAGACGGAGACTCCGTTACCCTGAAGGGAACCACCTTTACGTTTCGCACCAAGTGCAAAAAAGAGGCTCACGAAATTCCCATCGGTAGTTCGACAAAAGCCTGCGTGGATAATTTCAACAAGGTCATGGACGAATACGGATTCCCTGAATTCAAAGGACACCTCACCGCTTAATGACATGACGCCCCAGGAACTTTACGAAGCCCTCGCGGGCAAAGACGGCGACCCCATCATCAAGGCGGTGATCGCCAGCATCGACGATTGCATTGAAACTGCGCGCCAGGGCGCGGAGGTGATGGGGCTGGACCCAATCAAGCGGGCGGAATTCTGCGGAGGTGCATCGTGCCTGCGCGGCCTCCGGCTGTATATTGAGGCTCAAACGGCACCGGTTATCCCAGAAAAGTAACACGGATTGAAGTGTAATGCAGCGAATCAGCGCAAATTGAGCGCGGCATTACTTCCATAATTTCCATTCCGCCCGCTTTATCGCAGCACGCCCCGGTGGGGTGATGTGATATGGCAAAAACCGACACCGCCGCAAATAATACGATTGCACCTGCCGTCAAGGCTGTTGCAACGGCTCCTTCGGCAACGAGCGTCCCGGTAGCTTCCCAGGAATTCACTGAAGCACAACGGAGCCCTGAAAGCTTCTTAGCCCGCGCCAAAACCCTTTTCGACGGCGAACCGCCCGAGCAAAAGGAAAAAAAGGCCGAACCTGAGAAGACAAAGAAGGAGCCCGAAACCAAACCCGAAGCCAAGGCCAAGGTTGAAGCAAAGGAAGAAGTCAAAGCCAAGGAGGAAGACGAGTCGAAAGATGAAATCTCTCTTATCCCTGATGATGACGAACCCGCAGCCAAGATCGAGGACGAGGAAGAAGGCGACGGCAAGCTAAGCAAGGCAGAACTCGCCCGAGTGGAGTTCGAGAAGCGCGAGCTTAAGCGCGAGTGGAAAGCCAAGGTTGAGGCCAAAGACGCCGAAATCGCAGACTTGAAATCTCGTGTCGAAAGCCGCTCCAATGTCCCCGAAACCGAAGGATTCTTCAAGGGGGCTCAATCCCTCAAAGACGTGTCCGACGGATTGAAGGCGCTGGAGCAATGGGAGGCATTTTACGAGGACAACGAGGACGGCTATACAGCCCAAGACGGGACCGAGTATGACAAGCCTGCCGTGAAGAAAGCACTTCGCGCCGTGCGCGCTGAAATCAAGAACGTGCCCGCCATTCAAAAGGCGTTCACCGATCTTGCAGAGCGCAGGGATACAGCAAACGCGAAAGCGAAAAAGCTGTTCCCGTGGGCAAACGACCCCGACAGCAAACATCATCAAGTTGTTCTGGATCTCGCAAAAGCACACCCGGAAATCGCGAAAGCGCCGGATGCTGCTTATGCGCTGGGACTGATGACCATGGGCAAACTGGTTGAGTCCGGCAAATACAAGTTGGTCCTTTCTTCTGCCGCACAGGCGAAGGCTGAACCCGCGAAAGCTGCCGTCATCGCCAAGCCCGCTGCTGTCGCAAAGCCCAAAGCCGCCCCAATTCCCGCTCAGGAGGAAGACGAGAATGTTGGCTTTGCCAGCAATTCCGCCGCCGCACTCACCCGCGCCATGTCCGTGTTTGGTTGATCTGAGTCCATCCCACCACATCCCACCCACCACCCAATTTTATGCCGCAGACATTTGCCCGTACCGAAGTTGGAGTACGCGAAGACCTCGCCGACTTCATCGCCAACGTTGACATGAAGGACACCCCTTTCTTGTCGATGGCCCCCAAAGGCCCAGTTATCACCAACCCGCTCTTTGAAAATCAGGTTGATTCGTATGACGCGCCGAACATTTCCGGCGTGATTGACGGCACCGATGTTTCTACCACTCAGGACATGGCGAAGAACCGGGCGCGCCTCGGTTGCCGCATCACTCACCTGCGCCAGACTCCCAAGGTTTCCAAGATCGTCGCGCTCACGGAAGTAGCGGGCGTCGGCACCGGCCAGGAGTTCGCCAAGGGAATGATCAAGGCCGTGACGCAGTTGAAGCGTTCGGTCGAGTCCGTCCTTTGCGGCGACCAGGACAGCCAGGCCGACACTGGTACCGTCCCGTACATGACCCGTGGCCTTGGCGCGTGGTTCCAGAGCACCGCCACCACGGATTTGCCCGTGCCTGCTGCTTACCTCACGCCCGCCGCGTCCATCGACGCAACCGCCATGGCCAGCCTCACGCCCGCCATCATCAACGGCGTCATGGAAAGTCAGTACAACCAGACCGGCCAGGAGCGCACCCGCCCCTTCCTTGTCGGCAGCACGCTCAAGAAGACCATCACCAACATGGCTGGCTATCAGCCTACCGTGGGCAGTGAAACCGGTCTTCTGCGTACCGAATCCGGCAGCGAGACGACCTACGTGCGCAACATCCTGTCGTTCACCGGTGACTTCGGCAAGTACGAGATGCACCTGTCGAACTTCCTTGGCGTTGACCCTGTGACGCTGGTAAACAACAAGTGGCGTGGCTACCCGCTCGACATCGACATGCACGAACTGCGGTTCTTCCTGCCGTGGAACAAGGATGAACTGCCCAATGAAGGCGGCGGCCGGCGCGGCCTCGTTGAGTGCATCTTTGGCCAGATGGTCAAGAATCCTCTCGGCGGCGCGAAATTCGCAGCCTCGGCATAATTGAACCCCTGACTATTCCCATCTTATGGCTGCATTCACAGGCATCACTTACACCGCAGGGGCCGAGCCCCTGGACGACCGGCAGGTATCCCAGACGGGCTACACTCACCGCTTCACCATTCCCTACACCGCCCTCAGTTCCATTGCGGGCGGCACCACGGGAGACACCATCGACGTGAAGGTGGGCAACACGCCGACGCGCTTCCTCATCTCCAAAGTGGGCATGGATGTCACGACCGCATTTGTCACGTCCAACACCGGCACGCTGACTGCGGCGCTCGGCATCTCCACCAGCACGGCGGTCTACGTCGGGGCCACGGATGTGCTCACAGCAGGCGTGAAAGTGCTCCTTGCCGGGATGGTCCCGGCAGGCACCACGTCCACCACGGGCACCGTCTCTGTCATCCTGTCGGTTCGGTTCACCACCGGCACGGCAGGCGTTCTGACTGACATCACGGCTGGGAGCGTGAGCTTCTATCTGAAGATGATCGACATGACAACCATCGACGCCAGCAACGCCACGATCTAAACCATCATGTCTGACTTCACTGCGACGCTGAGTTCCACTACTCCCGGTTTGATCGGCAGGCTTTCAGCCGAGCAGACCAGGCAGACTGGTTACACTCATTCATTCACCATCCCGTACACGGTAGTCGCCGCAGCAAGCACTGCGGGGACTACCGGGGAAACGGTGACGATTGCCCTTGGTTTGACGCCCGCTCGCTTTCTGGTGAGCGCCGCGTCGATGGATGTCACGCAGGCGTTTACCACGCTGGCAAAGGGCACGCTCACCAGTGACAACACGGCCCCGGCAGACGGGGAAACTGTGACCATTGGGACGACGGTTTACACCTTCAAGACAACTCTCTCCACCGTCCCGGCCATCCAGGGCGAAGTGCTGATCAACACCACGGCAGACGCTGCGCTGTTGAACCTGATTCGTGCGATCAACCACAGCGGCACCGCTGGCGTCGATTACACGATGGCGGCGGCACATCCCCTGGTGAGCGCCGCAACGTCCGTGACCTCCCACACGTTCGCCATCACCTCGCTTGTGGCTGCTGCTTCTGCCAGCATCCCAACGACTGAGACGAGCACGCATCTCTCATGGGGTGCCGTCACCATTGTCAGCGGTACTCTCACCGCTGGCCTTGGCATCTCTTCCAGCGTCGCGGTTTACATCGCTGCAACGGACGTTCTGACCGCTGGCGTCAAAGTCGGCACCGCCGGCCAAGTTCCTGCCGGTTCCACCTCCACCACCGGCACATCCGCCGTCACGCTCTCAACCCGGTTCACTACCGGCACCGTGGGCGCTGCGAAGGATCTGGCCAGCGGGTCAGTCACCTTCTATCTGGCGCTTGCCAACATGACCACAATTGACGGCGACAACCCTTAAACCACTTCCCCAAGAAGCGCCAACCGGGCGCGGCCTCCCGTGTGGGGCCGCGCCCTCCTTTGATTCGATATGGACATTTTCGCTGCCAACGTATGGGACCAGATCGCCGAAGAGTATGGCGTGATGGGTGCAGACGCCTTTTTGAGGGAGCTGCAAACCGGCATCGCCTTCGATCAGGGCCGCACGAAGCAATACGTGTCCGGACTGGCGGAAGTCCACACGCAGAGGTCCGGTGCCATCGACGGGTTCGGGCGCGTCACTTCCGCCATCCCTGAAAACATCTGGCATAGCTGGAACAAGGCGTACCCCGGCTTCTGGAGTGATCCGACCAACGAGAAATGGTTCCTCGACAAGCACCCTCAATTCCGAGTCGGCTACCAGTGCAAAACGCAAGTGGCATGGAAGCCAACTCTCGACCGCACTTCAAGCGGCCTCTACATCGGCAACAAGTACGGCAACGTCCACACATCCAACTGATTATGGCACTTCAAAATGTATTCGTCGCAAACGGCTTCATGGGGGGTGAAATCATCACCGATACCGTGCCGCGCATCAAGGCCGCAGGAGCAAGCCCATGGAAGGGTGTTCTTGTCATCAATGACACGGTCTTCACCACTCTGACGGGTAGCCTGCGAGGATCGTTCGGTTCTACCTCAGTGAAGGCGGGGACTGTTGTTCCTGGCACGTTCTCAACCATCACCCTTGCCTCTGGCGTGGTCATCGCGCTGGATGATGCCACCTGATGCTTGCGATTGCCATAGCCGTATTTCCTGGCGCTGGCCCAAGCGTATCCGGCGCGGCAGCGGTGCCCCATAATACCGCCCTTCCCACCATCGCGGGCACGTTGCAGGTCGGACAGGACTGGACTGTGACGCCGGGAAGCTGGACGCTTTCGCCCGTGCTCACGTACCAGTGGTACCGAGACGCGGCCCCTATCGGTGGCGAAACAGCCACGACCTACACGCTGGCCGCGGCAGACATTGGCCACACGATCAAGTGCCGCGAGTCGGACTCAGTGAGTGGAACGCACGCAGACAGCACGGCAAGCAGTACCGTTCTCAGCAATGATGCCAGCCTGTCCGTGCTCACCGTGGCCACTGCGCTGCTCTCAACAGTCGCATGGACTGATGGGCAGACCAAGGAGTGCGATGCATCCGCAACCTCTGCAACCATCGTGGCCACTCCCACGAACGGCGGGGCCTCCCGCACGATCAACGGTGCAGACTCGCCCGTCACCATCGCGGCGGGAGCCAACACAATCACGGTCGTTGTCATGGCAGCGGACGGCATCACGACGGCGAACTACGTGCTGACATTGAATGCCACTGGAGTTGCCCCTGCTGATGGACTCCTTGCCCCCACGATTGACAACACGACGCCCAAGGCTGGCGACATACTAGGCGTGTCAACGAACGACACTGGCAGCCGCGCGACGAGCTACGACTACGCATGGCTCAGCGACATAACACTAGTTGGCACAAATTCTGCCTCGTATACACCCCAGCGGTCTGACATGGGCAAAGGCATCACCTGCACCGTCACTCCCATCAACGCATGGGGCAGCGGCACGCCGGTTGCAACGTCTCCCACGGCGGCGGTCACTGCGGTGCCGCTGTTCACGGTGGCTCCGATAATCACCACTGACGGCGCTGCTCTAGTGGGAATTAACGCCCCAAATGGGCCTGCTGATGCTTTCGGACCGCCAAATAACACGACAGCAGACACCCTTCTTGGGGACGGCACTGGCGGAAGTACTGCCGCAGTAGCGACCGGCTACCCGACTCCCGCGCTCACGTATAGCTGGGTCAATGCCACTATCAGTCCTGGCACCTCTCCAACCCAACTACTAGACGCTACCGCGACAGACCCCGCACACCTACACGTTGTTGCCACCAACAGCGTGGGCTCGGATTCCGTGGACTCCAACAACATGGCGATCGAATTTGTGTAATGAGCACGCTCCACCAACGCAACTAAAACTCCCAAATAATGACCCTCGACAACTCCATGATCATCGCGGGATTCACCGCCTGCGGCACCGCCATCACGGCCATGTGGTGCAGCCTGAAAGCGGAGAACAACAGGCTCAATAAACGCTCGGACAAATGCGAGGAAGACCGCAAGACCCTCTTTGAGAAGCTCTATAAAATCACTGGCGACAGCGAGCTACTGAAGCACTGCCCGCACAATGCCTGTCCGCTTCGCCAGTCGAGCCCTGATCACCTTCATAACCCTGTGCCGCTGCACACCTAGCCAAAATGAATACCTTCAAGCGCGGCAGCACGTTCAGCATGACGGTGACATACGTGCCGGGGCCGTCTGACCCTGCCGACTTGTCAGCGACTGCGGTGACGAGTTGGGTTCTTGCGGGAAACCTACAGGCGACTTCTGTGCTTTCCGTTGGGGCCGCCACCATCGCGGGTGGCAGCATGAGCTTCACCGTTGTCATTGCATCGACCGTGACGGCGACATGGCCTCTCGGTCATGCGTTGTGGGATGTGAAGTTCGTTTATGCCGGAGTGACGTTCTACGCGGCCACTGAAACCCTGATGATCGTGGACAACATCACAAAATGAGCTTTCGATACAGTCTCAACGGTGCGCCTTCTCAGCCTCTCGGCTGTCCGGGCTTCACGACGCCAGCGAGACAGGGGCGCATGGTTCAGAAGACGGGCATGATTGGCCGGATGCGATACACGATGGGGAGCGCGATGGAGTGCCTGAAGATGCCCGACAAACCGTTCCCCGGTCCGACCGCACCAGCATTTACCGTTTTCCCTACCGCCACCGAAAGCGCAGGGCCGCATGTCGGCAGCCTTTTCACCTGTGATCCTGGGGCTGTGAGCGGATTTCCTTATCCGACAGTTACAGAATTCAGATGGGATACGGCGGCGGGAAATGTCTATGGAAGCACTTATACGGCACTCATTGGAGACGTGGGATACGCAGTAACATGTACTGTGACATGGACAAATACGGTCAGCACAGCTTCGTCGCCAACTCCTCAAATTAATGTAACATGAGCGACATCACCTACAAAACCTGTCTCTGGGACTTGTGCGGCAATGCCGGTCGCAATCCGAATCCCGCCGCAGCAAAGAGCGGAATCGGAGACATCACCAACGCCGACCGCGATCAGTACACGCGCTTTCTCAACAAAGCCATCAAGTGGGCGTGGACGATGGACGAGTTTTGTATCTGGCCTTGGATTGCAAAGACTGCGAGCGCAACACTTGCCGTCACGCTGAACAACGCCACGCTGGCAACGTCAATCACCGTCACTGTCACCAGCACGACCGGCCTTGCTCTCGGCATGTTCGTCACCGGCAATGGCATTCCGGCAGGCGCTACCATCGCCACCATCACGCCGACAACCTCCTTCACCCTGTCCGTGGCAGCAACGATCACTGGAGCATCAAACCTCGTCGCCAGCACGAACAACGTGTTTTCCGCGTCACTCGTTGAAGGCAGCGATTTCGTCACCGCATGGTCGCTCGACCCTCGCGAATACTACAAGGGCAACCAGAACGCGCAGATTTGGTGGGGCGGCATGAACCAACTGGAGCGTTTCCGCTTTGGCGCGACTCCAGACATTGGTGGAACTCAGTGGATTCTGCATCCGCAACAGGCGTCATATGCCAATCTGACCGGCACCGCGACACTGTTCTACCGCGCACCGATGCCTGTCTGGACGTGGACGCTGGTTGTCAGCGCGACCACCTACGCGGCTGGCGACCTCGTTTATGACGATACCAGCGGCAACGTTTACAAGTCCCTGGGCGCGTATGCCGGTTCCACGATCAGCGATGCCACGAAATGGACCGCGCAGGTAATCCCAGTTCAGCTTCAAGAGTTGGTCCTGATGGATGCCGAGCGCCGGCGCTTGCTGGCACAGAACGCGGCACAGGCTGAGTCTGCTTTGCAGGACTGCGAGGCCACACTGGAAACCGAGAAGAACAAGGCGATGGGCCTTGCCGAGCAAGCGCAAAAGGCAAGCCCTTGGCTGTGCCGCAGCTACGAAAACCCAAACGGCGGGGGGCGCTACTATGGCCGAGGTTTTTAAGATCACGCCGACGCCCCACCCTTCGCGCATGTCGTTTCGGGTTGAGTACCCTACGGCTCTTATCCGCGATGGCGGGCTCCCAAACGTGGGCGACCTTTACCGCGATCTCAGCGGCATGGACTCTCGCCGCGTCACCGAGGAAGGAACAGATTTCGGGTGGGGCGACTACACGTATGCCGACCAGGAGAAATGCGAGTCTGACGGCTTCATTGTGCTCACCTACGTGCGGCCAAACACGCCGGAAGACATCGCCAATCCGAAGCCTTTCAGGTCATTCTGGAGCAATGAGGAAAGCGTGTCGTGGCCCCCGGTTCTTGAGCAGTTGCCGAGCGGTCGCATTATCGACTTCACGCAGGACAATTCATTTCCATTCTACAAGACCGTTGCTGCGGGGAATACCGAGATTTCAACTCCCCGCATTCTGGTAAACTACGCCCTGCGCAAGCAATACGATGGCCCGACTTCAGTGCGGACTGACTTCTACCTTTCAAGCGTTCCATGGGGTCCGAACGCACTAGAGGTAAAGCACCCGCAACCGAACCACGTCTATTGGAACCAGACGAGCACCAGTGAAGACCTTGGATTCTGTCTTCATGACACGATTGTCATTCCTGCTTTTGGAGCGGTTGCCAGCACCACAAGCGGAGTCACATCGAACACTCCACCCGCTACAGAGGGCAAGATTCTGCCAGCCACCAATTACATCGGGTGGACTGACCGCCGGATTTCTGCCACGCAAGAGTATGTGAACGGCCTCTGGATTATCACCATCAAAACCGCAAAGGCACCGAAGCGCATGGACATCGTGCAACGCCTCCAATGAACCGCCAACTCCCCAGTTCTACGCGGTCCGACATGGGCGACTTGAATGTATCGCTGAGTGATGACCCACGCCCCGGAACGATGGACATTCCTCGGAATCTCGGCAGGGCGGATCAACTGCGCAGCTTTTCACAGAGGGAACTATCTGGCGGTACGCAACCAGTGTTGACGGTATCGCCGGTCTGCACATGCGACGGCACAAACGCCCCTGGAGGCCCTGTGCACGCGGCCATTGACACGATTTACGCAGACGGCTCAAACGGCAGCACTGCGGCAGTCTTTACCGGCGCTTTGTCCGTTGGCTGCAAGTGGTTTGTGAATGGCGTGTTCAACGGCGCGGGCGGCCTGACGTACGCGCCAGTGAGCGGTGATGCCGGTAAAACCGTCAAGGTCCAAGTCACCGGCTTCAATGCTTTCGGCTCAAAATCAGTCTTCTCTAACTCCATTGCCATTATATGAGCGTTCCAACTATCGCCAGCATCACGACCGCAAGCCTGACACTGAACAGTGCTATTTTGGGGTCCACAGTCACGGGCAGTGGAATCACTGAGACGGGCATCGCCTACTCGCTGACTTCAATCAACGCTGCCCCGGTCAAGGGCGGAATAGGCGTTTTTGATGCTATCCTTTCGCCTGTCGCCGCCTCTGGCGGTCTATACACCATCGCAATCGCAAACCTGCTTCCAGGCCAATCGTACACGTTCAACTCGTACGCGATCAATGCCAGCGGCACCAGCACGGCCAATGCGACGGTTTTCGTCACCCCGCAGCTTCCGACGTTCGGCACGACTGGAACACTCGCCACGGAACAGACCATCTACGTCAAGCTGCGAAACGGCGACCGGGAGACGCTGACACAGATCATTTCCGCCCAACTGTTCGGGTTCCAGATGCTCAACGGCACTTATCGCGATTTGTTCAGCACGCTCGGAGGCGCGAATGCGGGGGCAGGGTATCCCTACACGGCATTTGTGGCGACGAGTCTTGTCGGTTCATCCTCGGGTACGCCAGCCAGCACCACGCCAATTAGCGTCCCTGATGACGTTGGACACGTCCCGCCACGCCAAGACCAATGGCTTGAAAGCGGTGTCCTGTTCACTGACAGCCTCGGTATGCCGTACCGCTTCTTTGACAAAGACATTTACGGATGGTCTAATGGACTCACCTCGGATGCACCAACCAACATCACCAGCTAACCTATGACAGCAAATTTCGTCGCTCACTGGGTTCCTCGCGGTCCAACCCCTCCACAACCGGGGGCGGGACAGTCTTGGTTGCCCGACTTCATGCAGCGGGCGAACAACTACCGGATGCAGAAGGCTAAGGAGTCGATGCTTCCGCCTCCGGTTCAGCCTGGAATGCCGACGTTCGGCGTTGATCCGTACAGCCAGCTTCAGCGCAAGGCATCCGTGTTCAACGGCACCTCTGGAGCGCGAACTGACGCCATGGGTAATCTTATCCAGCCGCAGCAACAGCAGCAGCCAGCGTGGGGGCAGCTTCCACCAGGGATGGAGCCGCAACAGCAGGGAGGCGGTGGCGGCGGCTATTCGGGCATGAATCCCATGGCTGGCATGGACCGCAACGGCGGCCGGCCGCATACGGAAGTCCAGCAGCCGCAAGACCCGTTTCAGGCGCTAAACGACTTCCAAAACGCCCAGCCGTGGAAGCCGGGTGGCGTTCCATGGGGAACGCAGGCTGACGGCAGCGTTGCGGGTATTCCGAATCCAGGTTTTTCCGACGATGATTTGCCAACCAAGGCCGCTCGCGGCGGTCAATTCATGCCAGGGCAAAGCGCCATCGTTGGAGACAATCCAGACGGCAGGCCGAATAAGACACAGGAAATGGTCACAGCCCTTCCCGGTGGCGGATTCCAAGTCACTCCCAATCCGAAGACGGCGGCGATGATGCCTCACTTTGCTTTCGGCGGCGGCCTTGATGTGCCGCCAATGTCCGATGCGACCGCAAGGCTTACTGAACAGCAACGCCCGGACCAGGGCGAGATTGAACCAGGCGCATGGACGACGCCAATGCAGGTTCCCTCTACTCGCCAGACTCTCAATGCGCCAGCACCCACGGCAGCGGAGACGGAAATTAAACGGCTCCAAGGACTCAATGGGCCGGGACCAATCGAGCGCGGGTACAATGCCGTGACGGGGGCGTTGGGAGACGCCTGGAACTGGACGCAAGCGCCGGGCGAAGCCCTTGGTGCCTCATTCCATGATTGGCTTCACGGTTCAGAAGCGCAGAAAAACGCACCGGGGCAGATTGCTCGCCTGAAACAGTTCCCAAACGAAGCGCCGGGAGCAGTTCCAGTAGGAACGGCAGGAACGCCGGGTATGTTGTCGAACAATCAAGACGCACCAAATGCGACCCTTGACCAGTTCGGCGCGCAGTTCATGAAGGGCTCACAAGCACCCTGGCTTCTGCCTTCGCAGCTTGGCAATACGCCATACGCGCCCCTCCCTGCCCCAGACTCTCCCGCGCTCGCTGCCGCTATCGCCAACATGAAGACGCTGGCAGAGCAAACCAACGCGCGCCTTGGCCGCAATGCCGTTGACCCCGTTCTTGCAGAGCAGCAGCTTCGCGCCAACCCTCCGCAGTTCATGCCGGGAGGCCCGCCCGTGCAATCGTCCAACGGCGGTTCGTTCGGGCAGACTTTGCCGACTCTTTCGCCGGGGACTGCTACGAGTCCGGTACGCCCATCATTCAACCCGCTTGGACTCGAAGGGCGCGAACTTCAGGAATGGACCCGCCAGCACAACCCGGACACGATGGCAGGCAATGCGGCCATCATCGGCATGAAGCAGGGTCTTTTTGGAGCCAACGCGGCCTATCAACGCCAGCTTGGCCTTCACAATCTGGAGAGCCGGAACACGTTCAGGAATGAACAGGGCATCCAGGACCGCAAGGACCAACGGATGATCTTCGGCATCAACTCAAAGCAGCTTTTCGCCGCTGGCAACAAGAAGCCCGCACCACCGCCGCAAGGGCTCGTTCCAGTCGAAGGCGCGGACGGTCTTTTCATTGCTCACGACGGCAACGGCAAGGCGACCTACATGCAGCACGATGAAAACGGGCATATCGTGCCGTTCGGATACAAGCCAACGCCTACCAAAAAGGACGTGTCACACCTCCAAATCAAAGAGGTGGACGGCCCGAACGGCAAGGAGCATCACATCATCGACCCCACGACCGGGACGTTCACCGTGGCCAAACAGATTCAGCCCGGAGCATCAGGCATCAAGTCCGTCACCCAAGTTCACTAAATGCCCACATACCACGTAGAGCTTGACGATGGCCGCAAGTTCGCCGTGGACGCGGACAGCGAGCCCTCGCATGAGGATATCATGTCGGCACTGGGAGGTGGTCCATCCCCCCCCCAATCGACCGCTGCTGGCGCTTTCGGGCGTGGTGTAGCCTCACATGCTGGGGAAGGCATTGGAGGCGGTGCGGGCGCATGGGCAGGGGGAGAAGCAGGCGCGGCACTTGGCTCTGTGTTTCCAGGCCCTGGAACGGTCATCGGCGGCATTCTTGGCGCTGGCGCTGGCGCAATCGCAGGCGGCTACCTTGGCCAGAAAGCCCAGGGAGCGCCGACGCCGGAGCAGGCGGTACAGGCGCAACTCGACCAAGAACAGCACCCCATCGCTTCGGGCATGGGCGGAATGCTCGCGCAGGCTCCCGTCATGCTCGCCACCCCCGAAGTAGGGCTAGGCGAGGGATTGGCCGGCAGACTCGCGCAGAATGCGGCGGCAGGCTCAATCTTCAGCGGCACAGGCGTAGGCGCAGGCATTGCGAACGGCACAGCGCAACCCGGCGACATTATGCCCGAACTGGCGAAAGGCGCGGCGACAATGGCCCCCTTGGGCGCGTGGGCTCCAGCAGCGGGCATTGCGGCACTGATCGGCAAACCTCTTGAATCCGCCGCAACGCTGGCGATTACGAACGCGGCATACGATACGATGGTCAACGGCAAGCCCTTCGATACATCCAAGCTTGCCGGAACCGCCCTCGAAAACGTCCCCGGATTCCTTGCTCTCCACATCATCACCAGCCTGATGCACGGGCATGGCGCTCCTACGCTTGACACAAAAGGCGAAGGGGCGAAAGTGGGGAATGAGCAGCCCGATGCTAACAATAAAGCAGTCAATGAGGGAATTTCAAAGGGAGATGGAGGAATGGTTCCTGGCGGACCCGGAGTTGCCACCGGAGCCAGCGGGGAACTTCCTCGTACGGAAGAACATGGCACCGGTGGGGGAACGGGAAATGCGGGCGAAGTGGGGAAGGATGCTATTCCTGGCGGAACAGCGCCAGAAGTATCACCCGTAGAACCACCGCCGCAAACCGTCAATCCAGGGCCAAGTAGCGAAGGCGCTCCATACGTCGGCGCGACTTCGATGCGTAACGCCGTTGTCGATCAAGAGCGCGTTGCCCGTGGTTTGCCGCCATTGATGGCACCCGCCGCCCGCGAATGGGGGACGGCATGGGATGAAGCGGGCAAGCTGCTAGACGCCAATCCGAACGCCGGGCACGCCCTCGTCGATGAGCTCAATAACTCGCCGCGCTCCCTTTCGGACACCGAGAACGCGCTTCTCATCCAGCATAAGCTCAACGTGCAGGAGGGCGCAAGGAACGCCGCCAGCGTGATCAACGACCCAAATGCGGACGAAGCCGCCAAAGGAAGCGCACGGCTCGCCCTGGCGCGGCACAACGTCGCACACGCGGAAGTGGACAGCGCGGGCAAGGTCGCGGGAACGCACATGGGGCGCGGACTGAATGCGCGGAAGATGATGGCGGGTGATGATGATTTTTACTCACTCCCGGCGATCCTTTCCCGCGAGCAGGCGATTCACAACGACGGCGCACCGCTTTCTGACAAGCAAGTTGCCGAAGTGACCGCCCGCCATGCGGAGTTCGCGAAGGCCAAAGCAGCGGCGGAACAGGCGACCGCCAACGAGCAGACGAAGCAGAGCGGCGATGCCCACAACGAGGCACTGAATCAGGTCAACCAGGAGATTTCACAGGAGAAGACGGCAGAGAAGCGGAAGACTCCAGAACAGCGCAGGGCACCCGTCAAAAGCGAACTGGAGCAGCAGGCCAAGGCGGCCCTGGCACGCATCCAGAAGCGGAACGCGCCAGCTCCCAAGCCTATAGAACAACCCGCGCCAAATGCCCCCATAGAACCGAAGGCGGAAGCGCCAGCGAAGCCACGGCGGGCACCGCGCAAAGGCACCTTCAAGCCGGGCACCAGTTCAGCATTTGCGGCAGATCCCGTCATTTCTGCAATCAGGGACACAATCGGCGGCATCAAATCGGAGAGCACGGCCAAGGCAGACGGCAGCATCGCTGGCAACGGTGATCTTTGGGACGACAAGCCCGCGCTCACCCACCCGACCCACAACCAGATTTACAGCCCAACGGGACAGATGCCCGACAAGGCCGCGCAAGCCCTCCACATGCAAGGCATCGGTGACGGCACCGTGGGCGGAATGTGGGAAGCCATCGGCAAGGCCAGCAAGAGCGCATCAGACAAGACGGGCGAGAATACCGGCGCGGCGGATGAAGAAAAAGACACGATCCGCAAAGACAAGAATTTCACCGAAGCCAACAAGCCAGCCCTTGGCAGGAAAGCGATTGACCCGAACGAACTCGCAAAAGGTGACTCGCTGAACATCGAAGGCGAGCACGTCAAGGTCGTTCATATCACCTACGACGACAACGGCAACGCGGACCTTGTAACGCTTGAAGATGGGTCGAAGTTCGGACGGCAGCGGGTCGAAGGTGACAGCGTGATTTATGCGGAATCGCTCACGAAGGGGGCAGCGCATGATTTCCTCCCAGCCGATGAACCAGCGAAAGCGCCCGGTGGCGATCTTCTCTCGGGCAAGACGGACGAGCCTTTCAATCTGTTCAGCGAATCCAACAAGGAACGGCAGGCTCGGGAGGCTCGCGAACTGGCAGAACAGAACGACGCCAAAGCGAAACAATCCGCCATCGACAAGGCCGAATCCGACAAGAAACAAGGCAACCTGTTTGACGCCCCACCAGTATCAAAAGACGTTCTCCCGTTTCTGGAACAAGCCGCAAAGGATGCCGAAGCGCGCCAGAAAGCGCGCAGGCAGTCCGGGCAAATGTTCTTTCTTCCCATTCACGACATGGCCGATAGCGCCATCATCGGGGCCTACCATATCTCGCGCGGCATCACTGACTTTGCGGCATGGTCAAAGAAGATGGTTGAGACGTTCGGAAACGGCATCAGGGATCATCTTCCAGGCATTTTCAAGGCATCGAAGCAGCACTTTGAAGACACGAAAGCGAGACTCGAAAAGGGCAAAGGGCCGGAAGACGTTGTTGCCGCCCACAAACCCGGCGATGAGCCCATGGGCAAGTTCGTCAAGGATGTTTACAAGGCTCACATCAAGGACAATCTGGACAAGCCGTTGCCTCGCCCTGAACTCGAAAAGCGGGTGAATGCCGATGTTCGCAGGGCATACCCAGAAGCCACCGACCGCGAGATTCGAGACGCGCACAGCGACTATCACCATGTCATGTTCCCCAGCAAGGACGAGATAAAGACCCAGATCGCGCAGACCAAGGGCGTGCAGAAGCTCGTTTCCCGCCTCGAAGACATCAACAACGGGATTCCTCCGAAGCGGTTCGGATTGCAGCGCCGACCTCCCGCAGAAGAGGCAAAGGATCTCACGAAGCAGATCAAGGCTGCAATGCTGAAGATGGGGATGAAGACCGAAGGCGCGAAGCTCATCAAGGACGACCTCACGAAGTTCAAAGACCGCACGGCAGCGATGACGAAGAAGCTGCAAAAGCGCCTCGACACTGGCGATTTCTCCAAGCGCCAACCTCGCGCCATCCAGTACGATGCAGCCGCAGAAAAGGCCGTTGCAGGGCTCGAAGCAGTGAAGATGAAGCTGCGCGTGCGCGACATGCAAAAGGCGCTCTCTGAACGCTCCATGATGCGCAAGGCGGGCGATACTCTGGTGAAGTGGCAGCGGTTCAACCTGCTATCCGGCATCGGCACTATTGCCAAGCTCACGACGGCGGCGATGTACCGCATGGCATCGACTCCACTGGAGGAAATGGCTACGAGCGGAATCCGCAAGCTCATGCCTGGAGTTGCAGCCAAGGCTGAACGTCAAACGGGATTCTCCTTGAAGGCGGAAGCCAAGGCGAACACCATTGGCTTTATGCGTGGCATTCGTGGCGCGTGGCAGTTCATCAAGACCGGCAAGAGCGACCTTGACCTTCGCTACGGCAAGACGCACGCACGCGACCTCGACACCAGCTTTTTCGATGTTGCCGGGAACCTCCACGGCGCTCTGAAGGGGCCAGTCAAAGAGACGGAATTTGTCCGTGGCTACGAGCACCGTATGCAATCACTGATGGATCAGGGGCTTGATGGCACGTTGCCAGCGGTTCAGCTGCGAGCCGCGACGGGAGCCTACACGGACGCTAACCGCTCTATTTTCGGGCAGAAATCCAGCGTCGTAGATGCGCTCAACGGTTTTTTTGCAGGGTTGGAAAACTCCAAGACAAATCCAGATTTATCCTACCTCGCCGCGAAGATCGGCCGCACCATCCTGCCCATCGTGAAGGTAGGGACGAACTATGTCGCAGAGTCGATGAACTACGTGGGCGGCGTTCCCCGTGGCACCGTTGAACTGATGATGGCGATGCGCCGGGGACTTCACAACCTCAAGCCGGAAGAGTCGGACGCCATCCTTCGCCACTTCGCCAAGGGCAGTGTGGGCGCGGGAATGATGCTCCTTGGCTTCATGGCACCCGCTGCCGTGGGAGGCTACTACCAGCCGGGAGAGAAGCGCCGACCGGGCGACGTGGCAGCGGGGACGTACAAGATGTTTGGCGTGCAGATCCCGCACTTGCTCGCCCATGCGCCCATCATCGAGGCTATGCAGTTCGGGGCATCCGTTCGCCGCGCCATGGACTACATGAACACGGCGGGCAGAGTGCATCACAAGATGCCGACCGGTGGCGATGTCTCAAGCGCGACCATGGCAGCGGCAATGGGACTTCTCAAAGAGGCACCGCTTATCCGTGGCGCAGAGCAGGGGCCAAAGCTGTTCACTCCGAACGACGAAGGCGCGAAGGCACGGCGGCAGTACATCAAGAGCTTCGTTGTGCCGCAAGGATTAACAGACGTTGCCAAGTGGATGGACTCGGCACCAGGGCGGAAAACCGCGACCATCGGGCAGGAGATTCAATCTGGCATCCCTGGAATGCGCGAGTCCCTGCCCGTGAAGTTTCCGAAGTAGGAGAGGCAGAGGGATCGCCGCCCGAGTCCCATTTTATCCACCGCTCTCTTGGATACGGTTTCACGTTCAGGACGTTCCCGCGTAGAACTGCGCCGGGCGGCGATCAGTACTCAACGGCAGTGTCTGACATTGTTTGGCGTTGTCAAGCCTGACTTCCGGTAGGGGTGTTTTGTGGTGCGGCTCATGGCTACTGGATGGCAAAAACTGATTCAGTCCTAACGACAATCTCATAGTCGAAATCGGAACTGACGAAAATCTTTTTCCATCGCTCAATATCGGCCTCAGCCTCTTTGCTGGTGCGCCTCTCCTCGCCACGGCAAGGAGACTTTTTGCCGGTAGGGCCGATCCAGTATCTCGGCTCGTACACACGTTTTTGCGATGACAGTGTTTTCATATTTCCTGGCGTTTAAGGATCAGGGCACAAAAAAGGCCGCTCGTGACTGGAAAACGAGCGGCCCATTGTACCCTGACAAAATCGGCACTTGCACCCCGATTTCCAGTCAGGATCGGCCATCTCTGGCCGTGGGGACTCTGAGCGACCGCGAGCAGAACGCAAGCGAAATCTTCTTGTCATCCCGCCTGGAACTGTTATTTTCCGCCCGTACTGTAGCGCAGTGGTAGCGCGTCTGGCTCATAACCAGAAGGCCGCAGGTTCGAATCCTGCCAGTGCAATATCCTCCCACCATGAAAAACCTCATCGTAAACGCCATCTACCACAAGCTGGGGGGCATGATCGCTCCTGCTGCCGGTGCCGCAGTGGCCGCGCTCTGCTTGTTCATGCAAGCGCACTGGCACATCACCTTCGATGCCGCGACTCAGACTGAGATCGCGCTGGGCATTGGCGGAGCCATGACGACCGTGCTCAACCTCGCCGTGTCGTGGTATAAGAATGGCAAGATGGTCGCTCTCCAGCAGTCCATGGGTATCGTCGCCGCTGATGGGGGCAAGCCTGATGGCGTGCCGGGGCCGGTCACTCAAGCCGTCGCCTCCTACGCCACGCAATCGACAGCCGCGCCGGTCGCAACGATTCAGCGGATGCCTGACGCAGCCCGCGCCGAACTCTTCCGCCATTGATGAAAACCATCACCATCCAGATTGGCAACACCGATGACAAGCTCACGCAGGCGTTGTGGGCGCAATTTTTCGAGCGTTGCAACGACCTGATCCGCACTTTGGCACATCGGACCCACTTCGCCGGGTGCTCGGTGGGCTCTGCGCCTTGGCAAAACGCCTGCTGGGTGATTCTCATCGCCGACGATTTGGCGCAAGTGCTCCAGAAGCGGCTGACTGAACTACGCGAGCAATTCCATCAAGACTCCGTTGCTTGGACGGAGGGTGAGACGGTTTTTATATGAAAACCGCCCTTCGCATGGCCCTTCTCTACGTGCTGGCAAGTTCGTTCCTGTGCTGCACGGCTCCCATCGTTCCTGTCGCAGAGGTGTCGTATGACAAGCGAGTGCTACTCATTGTGCGCGACGAACGCAAGCCACCCCCGATGACCGCATGGCAACACTTCTGCGCTGCCATCGCGCCCTTGATTTCGCCTCTCGCGACCGCCGCAAAGGTACTCTTTCCGGCCATCTGACCGGCAAACCAAACCACGAAAACACACACCGCATCATGACATTCCCTCATTGGATCACGACATTCACCGGCTGGTTCTCCAGTCCGACCGCTCACAAGATTGAAGCCAACATCGTCCCGGCGACTTCCGCCCTCGTCACCATCCTGAAGGCTTTCGGGCTGGCAGGCGATCACTCCACCTCGATCATGACGGCGGTTGCCTCTGCGGCATCGTCCGACACGACCAACGACGAGAAGCTTGCCGCTGTTTCCAGCGTCGTGCAGACCGTCGCGCCGCACTTCAACCAACAGGCCGCGCTCGGCATCGCGGAAACGGCGTATCAGCTCTACAAGGCTGAAGGCTCGCCCGCTATCGTTCCTGCCGCATAACCCTTTGGGGCGACTGTTACGCAGCGCCCCAACATCGACCCTGCTGGGTAAGTCCACCCTCATGCCAGCGCGCCCGCCGCTGGGACAGGCTAGAGCGGGCAAATTTTATACTCCCTTCGATATGCACGCACCTCCCGAAGAACCGGACTGGAAAGACGCCGTGGCGGGCTCACTCATCCTTGGAGGGATGACGCTATTTCTCATCATCGCTTTTGCTGCCTGTCTGAGAACTCCTTAGCACCTCCCATGGCTGACCACGATCCCAACAAACTCCCTGATGATGTGATCGGGTGCCTGCTGCCAATGGCCATCATCGGGGCCATGGTCACCATCGCCGGAGCGCTGGCGTTCTTCCGCTTCCTGTTCACCTCGCTTTCGCCGCCATGAAAGCCAAGCCATTTCGTGAAATCAACGGCGCTTACGTGCCATGCGAACCTGTAGAGGCAACGCACTTGCAAATTGAGCGTCCCGGCCCTGGCGGCGGAGTAATCCTGCCGGTGATGATCGGAGGCCGTCGCGAAGGTACTCCGAACTGGACGTGGAACGGCGACCCCGAAAGGCCCACCCTGAAGCCTTCGATTCTGACTCGTGGCCACGACTTTACTTGCCACTCCTTCGTGAACGACGGGAAGGTTCAATTTCTCGCTGACTGCACCCACGAGTTCGCGGGACAAACCCTTGACCTCCTGGATGTCGAATGAGCCCCACAAAAGCAGAACTCGCACGGATGGTTTACGATGGTTCACACCCTTGCTTGAGCCTCGTCAGTTTGCGAAAGGTTCGCCGCGGAGGATTTTGGCAACCGCTACGTGTAGGCTTTGAGGCCATCATCACAGACGGCAAGCGTGAAACAACGGGCTCCATCGCCAACACTCCGCACCTCGCAATCGTTTCAGCCGTCACTATCCGATGAACTCGTGGAGCGACCTCCAAAACTGGCTCCAGTTCCGCGCCGAATACCACCGATACAACATCTTCACGAAAGACACCATGAGCACCCCATTCCAGATCACCGGCAAGTGTAGCACCTTTGGGGGTCCGCGTGATGAAGGCGTGGGTCCAGACGAAGACCTCGCGATGTACGATGAACCGAAGATTACCGGCGCTCCCCCTGGCCTGTTCCTGCCACAGCAGCCCGCCAACACCACTGGCACCGCTCGCAGGCTCAATCCCGCCGCGTTCTATTGCGCCATGCGCTGGGCCTACTCAGACGCCAGCAAGAGCGCTCTGAAGCCCGGCCTTGGTGTTTGCCTTCCCGTCACCACATCGCGCCAATGGCTGAAGACGAACCCGGTGCTGATCTCGAATCCGAAGCGGCCAGAGATTCCCGCCGTGAAGGTCTTCGGAGTCGATTGGGGCCCGAACTCCGACACGGGCCGGATCGTTGACCTTTCGCCGGGAGTTGCTGCCGCGCTCCAGGTTGAGACGGACGGCATGGTCACGGTCACGATTGCTGTATGAAGCAGATAGCTGAACCCGTGCTGGGTGAGCAGGTCGCGCACCTGCCTGACAATGCTATCCAGCGGCGCGTACTCGTACATCAGCTTGCCGTTGCGATCAGTGACGGGCTTGTTCTTGGCCAGCGCGGGCACAATCCCTGCGCCTTGGCTGCCGCATAACGCGCCGCCTTGTCGCGACTGTGCGACTGCCGGCACTTCCTGCAGCGCACCGCCGAAGCCGGACACGGCTGCCGGCAGTCCTGGCAGTTGTGCAGCGCCTGCGCCACTGCGGCGAGTCAAGAAAAATAGATATTAAATATCTTGACGGCTCGTTCAATCCTGCCAATATCCACCCATGGCCACGATACCACAGCTAAATATTCCGGTCGCTCCCTCGCTCAAGGCGAGGTTGAAGCGAGACGCCAAAAGCAGGACCATCACTCTGAAGTGCCATGCCACGGCATTGCTTGAAACAAGCACCCCCGCAACCCCGAAGCGCGGAAGGGGGAAGGTATGAGACCCTTCATCGGAACAATGGCGCTGATCGGCGTAGAGCGGTGCATCCGTCAGGCAATCGCGTACATCCGCCTTGGTCGTCGCGACTGGGCAAACCACAACATCAAGTCTGCCAAGTTCTGGGTCAAGGCTTGGATGAGGGCGGTTGTATGAACTACCTCCTATCCTCCGGCCCGCTGTTCTGGCTGGCAACCATCATCACCTGCCTGCTGATTTTCGCCGCCGTGCTGACTATCTGGAACTGCATCTCTGCTGACACTGACCACGACGACCTCGAATCATGAAAACACTCGACATTCCAACAAAACCCTTCCCTCTCCGTGACTTGCTCACGGTCACAACTGGCAGGCTTCTAACCAAACCAACGCACGACGGCAACGGCATCGGTGCTCTGTATGAATTGCTTGGCTGGATGACGGATGATTCACCGATGACCCACCAACTCGGGCGCTTCTCTGAAGAATGCAAGCCGTGGCTGCTGAAGTGGTTCCCAATGCTCGCACCCGCAGAAGTCGCGCTGCCGTTGCTGGATGCCAGCATTAAGCACAACGGCAGGGCGGGGGTTGAACTGTGGCTCGCTGAATTGCCTGCCATCATTCCCGGCATCAAGGACAATTACGACGTGCCGCGCATACCGAGCGGCGACCATGTGCAGAAAGACGCCATATCCGAACTGATCGACATGCGCGGCGGTTCATCCAAGGGCATTCACCTCGTCTCCGCACCATGAAACACTCCATCCGCCTCTTTCTCGATGCAGACGCTCCCCTTGTCCTCCCCGGCGAGGTCAACAAGACGCGGCGCTTGCTTCTCCCCTTGCTCCCCTTCCTCGCAGGGCTTGCCTTACTCGCCGCAATCCTTTGGAGCCGCTGACCCATGACCAGCATCGCAGAACTCATGCGCAGGGCATCCGAAGCGGTGCCGATGCAAAAGGCCGTCCGCTCCAGGTGGACGAAGCCCACGCCGCCCTCGCCCTCGCAACCTCAAAGGATTAAACCATGAACAAATCAATCGTTATAAATAGTCTTCAAGCTATCATCAAGGGCCTTGAGGCCGAGGATGATCCATACAAGGCTCTTAAAGAAGCTCACGCGAGGGGAGGGGTGATTCAGTATTATCACAAAGGGAATACCAATTGGGTAACCACGGACAACCCCAAATGGAATAGCCTCCTTTATGACTACCGCATTCGTCCAACTCCGCGCCTCGTCCCTCTGGAGGCTGGGGATGTGGTGCCACTGTCTTGTATCAAGCGTGAGGAATGGCGTGATGGCGTATGGGCTATGGTAACGGCAGTTGAGATGCTCGGAATTGAGTATGTAAATGCCGACACTATTGAGCGACTCCCATTCGATCTGCTGGCCGATGGCTGGCTCATCAAGCGCCCAGGCGAAGACTGGAAACCCTGCTCCAAGCCCGCTCCAGATGCGTGAAGACGACGAGCATTTCGAGCCAGAGCCAAGGCGCTGCAAGTGGTGCCACGGCTCATGCTCCTACTGCGAGCAAGGCGCGACTCTGGCTCACCGCTGCGAGGACTGCAACGGCACCGGCAAGGTTCAAGACGATCCGGAAGAAGAGACAGACGACGAAGACGAAGACCCTACGCCGTGGTGCGCCTGCTGCCACGCCATGCACAGCAAAGACTGCCACTGCGGGCCTATCGCAGAGAACGAGTAACTCACCAAAACATACATGAAGCTATCACCTGAAAAACGCATCATCATCGGCCTGATTCTATTGGCCCTGTCATTCGGCCTGGCTGTAACCGGGGCCAACATCCTCTACGGCATATCAGGAGGGTGTTTCGCTGGTGCTGTTTGCGTGGGCATCTATGGCCTCATTCTGTGCTTCTCAACGATTGAGCCTAACTAACTCCATGCGCTCCCCATTCCTCACCGAAGACCTGCCTTTGATCCTCCCCGGCGAGGTAAATAAACTCTCCCGCCGTCTCTGGCCACTCGTCGGCTTTGTCGCGGGCGTTGTCCTTCTCTTTGTTCTCAATCGCTAACGGCCATCATCCGCAGACGCAAAATTCAGTAACCATTCCCCATGAATACCAACACCATCGAAGAACCGACATTTGAAATCATCGTTGCAAACTCCACCAAGGAGATCACCGACCCCAGCGAGCGCGAGAGCATCACCTCTGGCTATGTGCCACTCTGGGAAAATATTCAAAAGCGCATGAAGGCCGCAAGCGCCGTCACGTCTGACCCCAAGGCCGCTTTCCGTGCTCGCAATGATCTTGTCCCGGTCCGCACCGAGATAGAGCGCACTCGCAAGGCTCTAAAAGAGGCGTCACTCAAGAAGGGCAAAGCCATCGACGGCCTTGCCGCCGCGTTGACCTACGACATCACTCAAGAAGAGGCTCGACTGAAAGAAATTGAGACGGCAGCGGAACGCGCTGAAGCTGCACGGTTGGAATCGGTCAAGGCCGTGCGTATGGAAGCCCTGACCGGCATCATCACGGCAGAAACGCTGCTCCCGCCGAATCTGGCCATACTCACCGATGCGGAGTTTGATCGCTACGTGGCCGAACAGAAAGACCTCGCCGAGATCCGTGCTGCCCGAGCCAAGCGTGAAGCCGATGAAAAGGCCGAACTGGAACGCATTGCCGAAGAAAAGCGCCTCGCTGATGAAGCGGAGCGCCTGCGCATCGCGGCTGAGAACGCCCGTCTCAAGAAGGAAGCCGACGAGCGGGAGGCCGCTGCGCAGAAAGAGCGCGAGGCCGCTGCCGCTGAACTGAAGCGCCAGCAGGACGCCGCAAACGCCGCTGCCGCGAAGCTCAAGAAGGAAGCCGACGAGCGGGAGGCCAAAATCAAAGCCGAGGCTGAAGCCGTTCTCGCCAAGGAGCGCGAAGAGAAGGCGGCAGCGGCTCGCGTTGCTGCCAATCTTTTGGAGAAGGAGCGGCAGCGTGCGCAGCACATCGAAGAGACCGCCCGCAAAGAGAAGGCTGATCGAGAGGCCGCGCAGGCAGCGAAGGAACTCGCCAAACAGCAGGAATCTGACCGCGCTGCTGCTGCTCCCGACAAGGAAAAGCTGGCAGCACTCGCTGCCGCCATCCGCGCCCTTGAAATCCCGGCCCTCACCAGCCGCAAAGCCGCCCCGATGGTCACGGCTATCAGGGACGCAATCGAAGCCCTTGCCCTTCGCGTGGAAGTCGCCGCCGACAAAATCTAACCAGTAACACAACATCATGTCCGAACAAATCCAGACCCAGCAACCGACCTCGCTTAAAGGCATTCTTTCCAGCGAGAAAATGCGCCAGCAATTCGCCCTGGCGCTTCCGAAACACCTCACGCCTGAACGGTTCTGCCGCGTGGCAATTACCGCGCTCACCCGCACTCCAAAGCTGGCAGACTGCACCCAGGAGAGCTTTTTCAAGTGCCTACTTGACCTCTCCGCTATGGGCCTTGAACCTGACGGACGGCGGGCGCATTTGATCCCCTACGGCAACACCTGCACGCTGATTCTCGACTGGAAAGGTATCGCAGAACTCGCGTTACGCTCCGGCCTGATCGCCAAGCTGCACGCGGACATCGTGTGTGAAAATGACGCCTTTGTTTACGACATGGGCGAGGTGACTACTCATAGCATCGACTGGCGTAAACCACGCGGCGCGATGTATGCGGCCTATGCCATGGCGCAGACCAAGACCGGCGAGCGGTTCTTTGCTGTAATGACCAAGGACGAAATCGACGGCATCCGCAAACGGTCCAAGGCTGGGCAGTCGGGGCCATGGGTGACGGATTACAACGAGATGGCGAAGAAGACGGCCTTCCGCCGACTGTCCAAGTGGCTCCCCTTGTCCGCTGAGTTCCGCGATGCCGTGGACGTTGAAGGTGACGTTGTGGAGTTCACGACGACCTCCCGGCAGGTGAAGCAAGCCGCGACTCCGATGCCCGCCGCGCTGATGGCTCCAGAGGAAAACGATTCAAGCCTCGCGAACAGCCCGCAGTTTGATTCTGTGGTGGCGCGGCTGGAAGCTGGCGGCTTCACACCTGAAGAGTTCGTTGCTGTGATGGTGGCGAACGGCGAAACCATCGCAGGCGATACCTTTGGCAACCAGAGTGACGACACTCTCCAGCTTGCTCTTGATCAGTGGCCAGCCATGGAAGCTGCCATGACCGCAGCGAAGGGAGGGCGCAAGTGATGACGACCGCCGAATATCGCAAGGCTCCCGGCATCAACTTCAGCACGCTGAAGGCCGCGCTGAAGTCGCCCCTTCACTATCAGGCGGCACTCGCCACAAAGCGCGAGCAGACGCCCACCATGCTACTTGGCACTCTCGCCCATAGCGTCATTCTGGAAGGCGTGGCGCTGGCAACGCTCGCAGTTCAGAAGCCGCAGGACATGAGTTTTGCCACGAAGGAAGGCAAGGCGTGGAAGGCAGAGCAGACCTTGGACATTCTGAGCCACGACGATTACAACGCCGTGCTCGGAATGGCTGAGGCTATCGACTGCCACAAGGACGCACGGAGGATGTTGGAAGACTGCCGCCACCGCGAGGTTGCCAAGTTCGGCACGGTTCACGGGCTTGGATGTAAGGCACTGATCGACTCGCACAGCGATTCAATCCTTGCAGACCTCAAGACGACTCAAGACGCCAGCCCAGGCGCGTTTCTGCGGAAGGTCCAAGACTTGGACTATGACCTTCAGATTGCCTTGTACCGCGAGCTTGTGAACCCGGAAATCTGGTGCGGATGGATCACCGTGGAATCCTCTGCGCCGTTCGCTGTCGCCTGCTACACGCCGTCCGCGCAACTCATCGCCAGCGGTTCGGAGAAGCTGAAGCGTGCCTTGTCCATCGTCGCCAAGTGCCGCGAGACAAACCAATGGCCAGGATTCCCCGGCATCAATGTTTTGGACGTGCCCAAGTGGCGCGAAATCGAACTCTCAACCACCAACGAATAACACACCCACTATGATCCTTAATCGCCCCGGCACATTCAATGCAACGCTCGTCTTTCCGCAGGATTTGACGGCCATGTTCACCACGTCCAAAAACGGCAGCGACGGCCTGCTTCTGGACCTGCTCACCGATGACGGCGACACTATCCAGCACACTGTCTGGCTGACCTCGAAAACCTATGACAAGGCAATCGAGACGCTGGACAAAGTTTTCGGATTTAACGGCGACTTCAAGGCGCTGGCGAACGGTCAACCCTTCCCGCGTACCCGCTGCTCTATCGTGGTGGAGTTGGAAGACTACACGACCAACTCCGGCAAGGTCATCCACACACCGAAAGTGAAGTGGCTGAATCTGCCGATTGGCAGCACTGGCACCTCCGACGTGGGCGGATTCCTTCAGCGGGTCGCCCGACTGTCTGGCGGTGATCCTGCTCCCGGCTCGCGTCATGTCGGTATCAACGAAGCCGCGCCACTCGAAGACGAAAATATCCCGTTTTGATCACCCCAACACGAAGCACAATGAAAACGAGCGAACTAATCCGCGAAATCAAGAATGTGGTAGCTGTCCATGGCCAGTTTTGGGCGAATCCAGAACATGCCGCTTCAATTCTCGCCGCCCTCGAACGCGGCGAGAAGATGCGCGAGGCGCTGGAGCCTTTCGCGAAGTTCGGTGCGAGCCTTATGAATGGCCGTGGCAAGGTGCCAAAATCCGGTGTTGTTTATGGGCTGGACTGCGGGTGTCCAACAGAGGCAAATATGGAAATTGAGCATTTCAAAGCGGCCAAAGAAGCCCTTGCAGGAGGTGATTCTTGAATGCCAACGAACTCCGCGAACTCTTCCCCAACGCAGGGCCTGCTTTCATCACCCTTAACTCTGGTGGTAAACTACCGGACGCCAAGCCTCAACGTCACAAAACGCCAGCATTGGGCGCAACAGCACAAGG